GCAATATAGTCATTAGAGAATATTGGTGATAATTCTGTAAATGTTAGTTCCATTGTGCTTCTTACAGGCATTGATATTGCATATTCATCTTCATATGATTGATATTGGTTGTCTGGAGTGAAATTGATTCCACATGATGTCAATGCACATATTTTGAAGATATTTAAACTTTTTATTCTTCTGCTTTTATTTTTATAACTTAGACGAAATACATCTGGAGCTCCAAGAAACAGTCTGTCATCTGATGTTCCTCCATGAGGCATCATACCTTCTCTAAACATTCTCATTATTTTTCGTACTTCTTTTGCATCTATATCATCATTGGGTGCAAAATTAAACACAAATTTGAATGTTCTTAGTTTTGGTCCTGAGAATAAAAGTTCCAAATTAGGGTTTATTGCTGTTCCTGTTGATCTAGCAATCATTTGAGCAGGATCAACATTGATCCCTATCTGAGCTAATGTGTTTTTTGCAAGAAGTGACGATAATAATGTGTTTGATCCACCTTGACCTGCATCCTTGAGTTGTGATAAACCGTTCTTCATACCATCAAGTCCAGCACCAAATACTCCAGCTAAATTTTTCTTACCAGCAATTAGTTGAGAGAACTCATTTTGAACTCCTAAAAATGCACCTGCTTCAACAGCATTTACTTTACCTTCACCCCAGTTTACTCCTTGACTTACTGATAATCCATTTGGAATGGGAAGTTTTGCAGATCCTAGAAGTTCTTTTCCTATATTAGAACCTTTTCCTAAACCTTTATTAAAAACATTTGTTGCTGATTCATCATTTACACTAGCTATTTGGGGTTTTTCAAATACTTTAGGTCCACCAAAAGGATCTGTAAATATACGATCCAATGCCCAACCACCCCAGTCTTTACCACGTCCTCTCTTACTTTTGTTTACATAATTCGATTGGGGTGGATTATATTTAAATTTTTCAATAAACATATAATCTTGATCCAGATGCATTTCTGGAGATTTTGGATATGTGTAATGTCCTATAGAAGTTGGTGATCTCTTTTTTTCTTTAGGTTGAATATTATCATTTTTATTATCATCTTCTACAGTATTATCTACATTTTCTCCTGTATTTGGAAATGTACTGCCTATATGAGATTCAAATCCTCTTGATTTATTATACATGCCAGATTCACGTAAGGCATCTTCATAAACACTACTGTTTAGAACTATTTGATTACCTGCTTTTGTGGATATAGCATCCATAGTGTTTAAAAAAGAAGTTTGTCTTGCACCACTTTCATCTGCAAGAACTGCTTTTCCGAACTCACTATTAGGATCTATTGGTAATTTTTTAGTCCTACCTTCAGCAGGATTGATAAAGAATATATCCTTTGTTTTAGCAAAATTGCCATTTTGTATGTCTAAGTCTAGTGTTTCTAGTACTTGTTTTCCATTGATATTATAACGGAAAGTCTTAGACATCTGACCATTATCAAGTATGGATAGTTTATTACTCATTTCCAGACCTTTGTGTTACTGATAGCTATTTCAACACTACCGAGGTCTCTTATGAATTCCTCGACACCTAAATTTAGAGCTGTTTCCCATTCTTCCATAGATATGTCCAAAAATAGTGTATCTACATAGGATTTTAGGTATTTATGGTATCCCCTAGGAAGGTCTGCTGGATTTGCTGATTCGTCCAACCATTCTAGTATAGTTTCTCTGTCATCAGGTGCATAATAGTGTAAATTTACACCCCAAAACTTATTACCTTCAACTGCTACAATATAGCATAATGGGTTTCTATCGTAGAATCTTAGTTTTTCAGCAGTTTTTGCTCCATACTGAAATAACATAAGATGTCCAGGTATAGGAGAACCTTCAGTCTTTGATTTTGGAAATAAGTTTCTATACTCCAAGTTCTTTCTCCGTTAGTATTTGAAATTCCCATCTTCTGTCTTTACAGAAGTCTTCTGCTGCTTCCCATTTTGCATGGTTTACTGCATATTTCATCACTTCAGTAACATACTTCTTAGTTCTTGTTTTTTGTATTTTTGGTTCTCTTACTTCTTTAGCAGGTTTGACTTCAATTACCTTTTCAAGTATTTTTCCTCTTGCATCTTTGTACTTGACATAAAAATCTGGAAAATATCTATGCGATTTATTATCAACTGGTGATTTATATGGTATTATTATTTCTTCTGATGACCATGTTATGATATCTTTGCTCTTGTCGCAATAATTCATAAATTTTAGTTCCCAAAGTGATCTGTAAACAATATCACTTGGGTTGCCCTTGTATTTTTTACGGTTTTTTGGTCTAAACTTGCCTTTATATGACATACATAGTATGTAGCGTACTGTATTTAGATGGCAAATAGACCAAATGTCTTTGCAGAGGGAAGACATATACTGCCAACTCAAGATTTATATATTACCAGAGATAAGTTTGGTAGTAATGTTCCAGCGTATAATAATATTTACGATGTATGGATAGACTTTGCTGGTAAAGGATTGACGAGATTTATAAATCAACATACTTTTTATGATAGGGGTGGTAGAGGTCCAAGTCCAGGAAGTGCGTTAGCATTATTTTGTTCTGAGGCAGTTTTACCAGGATCTACCATTGAAACTGCTGAAGTACGTGGTTTGAGGCAAGGTGTTGTTCAGAATTATGCGACATATAGGTCATATCCTGATATAACCTTGACATGGTACTCTCAACAGGACTATTATACTAATGATGTCTTTAATGCTTGGATGGAATATATTTCTCCAACTAGATTAGCAGATAGTCGTTACGGAGATTCTACTAGAACTAGAAGGAACGACAAAGCATCCTTTAGGAGATTGAAGTACCCCGAATTTTACAAATGTAATATGCAGATTACTTCATTTAGTAAAAATTTGCTTGAGAAAGAAACTAGATTGGAAGAAAAAGGTTCTCCTCAATTTCCAAGTAGTATTACATATTTTGTAGAGAATCTTTTTCCTACTAATATAGTTGCATCACCATTAGCATATGGAAAGACTGAGTTGGTAAAAACATCTGTAACCTTCAAATATGAGTACTATTATATTGATCGTACTTCTAGAGCTGGTGAAACATTCAAAGTATCTGATTCTGGTAACAATCGAAGAACAGATTCTATGAACGATGCAAGAGCATCTCAAGGAACAGATAATGCTGGTAGAGATTTTGACGATCCACAGTTTAATTTATCTGGAAATGATGGGTTTACAATGTATTAAAACCCTATAAATAAAGCCACTGAAGTGAATTATTATGCCATTACCAAAGGTCGTAGCACCTACGTTTGAACTAAAACTAATTTCTACACCAAAAACAATCAAATACAGACCATTCCTTGTAAAAGAGGAAAAGGCATTGTTGATTGCTATGGAGAGTGGAAATGAAAAAGATATTACTGCTACAATTAAAGAGGTGCTCAAATCCTGTGTACTGACTCGTGGTGTGAAGGTGGATGATCTGCCAAGTTTTGAACTAGAATATTTGTTTTTGAATATTAGAGGAAAATCTGTAGGTGAGAGTGTTGAATTATTAGCAACATGTATTGATGATAATGAAACAAAGGTTCCTTTGAGTATCAAAATGTCGGACATCAAACTACATGTCCCTGACGAGCATAACGATACTATTGATCTTGGAGGTGGTATTTCTATCAAAATGAAATATCCATCAATGCAAGCATTTTTAGACACTAATTTCAATGTTAGTCAGACTAAAGATGATGAAAGAATTGATAAGGCATTCAAAGCAGTTGCTGATTCTGTTGATACTATTTTTACAGCAGACGAGGCATGGTCTTCAAGTGATTGTACTAAAAAAGAATTAGTATCTTTTATTGAACAGTTGAGTTCTGCACAGTTTCAAAAGATTGAAGAATTTTTTGCTACTATGCCAAAGTTACAGTATAAAACAAATGTAAAAAATCCTAATACAGATGTTGAGACTGAAGTACTAATTGAGGGATTATCAAATTTTTTCGCATAATGCTATATCATACCAGCATTGATGCAATGCTAGAGGCAAATTTTGCCCTGATGCAGCATCATAACTGGAGTTTGAGTGATATTGAATCTATGATCCCTTGGGAAAGGGAAACTTACGTGAACTACCTTATCAATTTTCTAGAAAAACAAAAACTAGAAAGGAAAAACGCAGAAGCAGCAAATGCAAACTCCTGGTAGACGAGTAGAACCACAAACATCCATGCTTCCATTGGAACGTAGGATGGATAGTCTTGAGAGGAGATTTATAAATTTTTCAAATGCACAGCAACCAGATGAAGATACTTCTGTAAGAGGTTTGGGTAGAATTGTTCTAGAAATGGAACAGATGCAAAATAATATGGAGGCAATGCAGAAGGAGATACAAAGAGATATAAGGGAAAGAGCAAAATATTTCAAAGAAGAACAAAAATTACTGAAGAAAGATTTAAAGAATACTGAAGATTTCAAAACTGCAGCTTTATTTGATCTACGTAAGATAATAGGACTTTTTGGGTTTGCTGTAGCAGCAAATGAATTATCTCAAGGTGATATTGGAGGTGCTATACAAGGTGTAGGACTCGGTATAGGCTCATTTTTACCAGAAATTGCCACTGGTGTTGTTGGAATATTAGCTGCCAAAGGTCTCATTGGTGGTGGTATGATGGGTGGTAGTATGATGGGTGGTGGTATGGCTGCTGGTGGACTTGGATTGTTGGGAGGTAAAGGTAAAGGTATACTAGCACTAGCAGCTTTAGGTGGGTTATTGTTAGCTGGTGGTGCTCTTGGTGGTGGAGGAAATACAAGTAGAAGGCAAGTGGGTAATAAGATGGATGCTTTTGAGGGTAATAATGTAATAGATCGATCTGATACTATAAGATTCAGAGAGCAACTTGGTAGATTTGATGGTATTATTACTGATGTAGGTACACCCACATCTCAAAATCAGAGTGCAAGTGTATCAGAACAGGGAATGAATCTGATGAGTCAAGGAAAAGTGGGTAATATGCCTGATATAGAGACTGAGAAACAAGAAACACCTAAACAAATTTCACCTGAACAAGAGCAAGAACCAGCACCAAGCACTGAATTAACAGATGCACAAATAGAAGCAATAATAGAAGCAAATGGTGGAAGAGATAATATAATGCCAGCAGCAATGTCTCCAATATCTGAGGAAGAACTTATTGAGGCACGTTCAACAATAATTCCACCTGATAGGATAGTAAATGAAAACAATATTAGTGAGAATGTTATAGAAAATTTATCTTGGAGTCCAGCACCCAAACAACCAGTAGTGGAGATGGATACTGACAGTAAAGATTTCAATATTCTTACTGCTATTTCTGCTTTAGAAGCAGGAGATGATCAAGCAAGAGCAGATGTAGCACAATCAATTTATAATAGAGTTGCTGATACTGGTGATTATGGTGATACAGTTTCTGAAGTTATTACTAGAGATAATCAATACCAACCAGCATTTGAGGATCCTACCTCTTCTGATTTCCAACCTACTGCTAAAATATGGAAGGACATCACAGATAAGCAGTCTGCTATAGCAGCAATGTTATCTTACTATGAGAAGAGAGGTCAAGTTAAAACTAAAGCAGAGATGCTATCGTTGTTTGAGCAAACTGCAGCTGCATTGAAAAATAAAGATTTGCAAATTGAAGCAAGAAAGCATGTTGGTGGTAGAACAGAATTTCTTGGTGGTCAAGTGTCAGGTGATGATGTTGTTGATAGAGGTGGAATAGAAGATAATGCTTTCTTTGCTGAGTATGGATCTGGAACTCAGTTGGATAGAGGTGCTCAACCAATACCAGCAGAGCTAATAGCACCAGAAAAACCTTCTTTTTGGGATATGTTGAATCCTTTCAAAGGAGCAAATGAATTACAGTCAACACTCCCTGCTATGCCTAGAGATAGGGAAGTACCTTCTAGTATGATTGCTCAACCTATCATTGCTAATATTCCTGGTAAGGTTACATCTATGCCACCTCCTTCTACAGGTGAAGATGAGTTTGGTGGTGAACAGTATGCCACAATAAGCACACGTTTTCAGGGGTCTATTGATAAACTTGATTCTGCATATGCACTAAACAGTTACGCTGCGTTATCATAATATGACTGAACGATTATACAACATATCAAAAGATCAAAATGAAACCTCAAATGGTTTGTTGAATGATATTAGAAAAAGATCTTCTTTGAATAGAATGTATGAGAAGCAATCTCTTGCATTGAAAAAGAAGTTAGTAGAAGAAAGAAAGAAAGCATATGATGCTGCATCAAGAAAAGAAGGTGAGGGAAAGGGTGGTTTAGGTTTTCTAAGAGATCTATTTCTTCTAAAATTTCTACGTGGTCGTGGTGGTGGTGGATTTGGTAGAGGTGGTGGTGCTAGACCACCTGTAGGTCCAACTGGAGGTGGTCTTGGTATAACACCAAGAATAACACCTAAGAATAATATTGTACCTTTCAATAAACCAAGGATAGGTGCTCCACGAGTAGGTGCGTTAGCAATATTAGGAACTGGAATAGATTTTACGAGTAGACTAGGAGGTGGACAGAATATACTACAGGCAGGTCTTGGTGCTGGTGGTGGATTAGCAGGTGCATTAGCAGGTGCAAAATATGGTGCTATTGCTGGTTCTTTTGCTGGACCTGTTGGTACTCTTATTGGTGGTGTTGGTGGTAGTGTTATAGGTGGACTTGCTGGTGGTAGCATAGCTGATTTATTATCAGGTGCTGATCGTAGAAGAGGTGAAGAGTTAGAACGTGTAACATTGATGTCTAGGAAGACAGAATTTTCAAAGGCTTCAGATGATTTTGATGTAGTGTTAGATAAGTTTGAGGGTGATACTGCACCCATGCTGAAGTCAATGAAGAGTGGAACAGAAGAAGCACCGTCTACTGGTGTTGGACTCCCTACACCTCCAGATAAACCAAAATTCTGGACTGCTGGTAGAATTTTCGATACTGTTTTGTTTGCTGGAGAATTACTTCTATTTGCAGCAGCAGTTCTTTCACCTTTTGAAGGTGTAGCTGGAGATATTGGTGCAGGTGCTCTTTTAACACGTAGACTTGCTAAAATTTTTGGCAAGAATGCCATCAAGAATTTTAGTCGTAAAGGATTCTCTGTACCCAGATCTGTAATGTTGCGTCGTGGAATTAGTTCAACACCTGGAGTAACAGTGGGTTCTGGAAAGGTTATAAAAAATATTTCAAATAAAAGTATAACGGAAAGAATAAGCAGAGCAGTTGAAGGTGGTAATTTCCCTAAACAATCTAGAGTAGGTATTATAAAAAGGCAGGGTGCTAATGAATTATTGATGACAAGAATTGATAATATACTGGCAGGTATAAGAAGAAAGAGTGTATTATTTCCTGAGAGAATAACTGGATTCAACAATCAAGGTGTTCTTAGACAGTTTACAAGAGGTCCACTAAGAACAAATGTAGTAAAACCTCGACAAGATCGTTACTCTTACTTGAAGAATCTCTTTAAAGGTATAAAAGAATCTGGATCTTTAGACCCCAAAGTTGTCAATCAAAATTTTGCCGATTATATTAAAAAAGTAAATATCAATCCTCAAGTATTGAGAAAAAGTCTAAAAAATAATCCAAATTTGAGTGTTCTCGAAGCAATACAAAAGCAACTAAGAAGAGAAGGTAGTAAATTTCAAAAAACAAAACGATTTGGTTCTGTAGATCCTACAGGTACTGCTAAAAATATGAATGTTCCACCTGAAGTATTCAAGCAAGAAGGTGGTAGAGTTGAGGCAGGTAAACCATATATCGTTGGTGAGATAGGTAAAGAATTGTTTGTGCCTGATGCTAGTGGTGAGATCATTCCTAATGAGGACTTACCAAGTTCAAATCTATTGGTTATAAACAGAGAACCTGAAACTGTTATAGTACCACAGATAATAGATACGTCTTCAGACACACCAATTGCATCTAATACTGTCAATCCATATGATGTTGTCGCTAAATATGCTCAGATGACTGGGTTGTTTACAGTATAATGGCAAACAAAGGTTTATGGTCAAGAGGTCATAAGATAAAGCAATTTGATATCATCCCTGAGGGTGGTGGTGAACCAATAGGTTTAATGGGACAACTTGGTGGAATAAAATATTATGAGGATATAATAGATTCTAGTATTCATTTACAGGTAGTAATAACTGATACCTATGGTTTTTTAGCTGCTATTCCAATTAGGAGTGGCATGACTGTGCATTTAGAAATTGAACATCCTAGTGTACAAGAACAGAATTTTATATGGAATGAATCTTCAGTACCATTGATTATAACAAATATTTCTGATAATGTTTCAGATCAAAAGAGAGAAGTTTATGTGTTGACTTTAGAGACTAAACATGCAGTTTCTAATCATACCCTAAGAGTTTGGGAAAAATATGGAGGAAAGATATCAAATACTGTAGAGAAAATATTGACTAAAAAAATGGAGATCCCAGAGGATAGGATTGACATCGATGAAACTAGAAATAATTGTGATTTTACTGGTAATTATAAAAGACCTCTTTTTATGATTACTTCACTCTGTCCTAAAGCAATTAGTCCTAATTCTGGATTTTTGAGAACAACCAAGGGAAGTGCTGGATATCTATTCTATGAGGATCAAGATGGATACCACTTTAAGAGTATAGATAAAATTATGGATATGGAGAATGTAAATATTGAACCATGGCAAATATATTCCGCATATACTGGAAAGTATCTTTTAGAAGATAATAACTTATCACTTACTGCATCACCTGTCTGGACTGAAAGTCATGATATCCTAAAGAAATTGAGGTCAGGGGCATACAAGACAGCAAACTACTATTATAATATAATCACAAGAGAACCAGTTTTTTCTGAGTATTCTGCTAAAGAAAGTCTAAAAGACTTGAAAACAGCAAATGAAGATGTATTGATTCCTGAAAGTGTATCTGAAAAGTATTCTAGAATAACATTTGGAACACTTGACAATGCCACCATGACTCCTAACTGGAGAGGTAAAAAAAGGGAAACTCCACAAGATCAAGCAGTCTATCAATCACAAGCTTCTGCTAGGTATTCTGCATTATTTTCTCAATTATGTGAAATTACAGTACCTATGAATTTGAATTTGAGAGTTGGTCAAGTTATAGAACTTGAAAAACCTAGACTAAATATTGAAAAACCAACTCAAAAAGGAAAAGATTCTAATGCTGGAAAATACATGATTGTTAGATTGGCTCATGACTTTGGGTCTGCAAGTGGAGATTACACTGGTATTTCTATGGTTCGAGATTCTTACTTACCTTACGAAGGACGCTAACATGACAACTAAAGTTCCAGAACATGACCTAAACCATGAGGTTTATATTGATCCCAAAGATCATAAGGAGCATGTCAATCATGGCATGATTGAATATACTGAAAAGGATTTGGAAATGCACAATGATGCATTCCATGATCACACAGAAGAAGAAGTCGTACCTAATGAAGGTAAGATAAACGATTGGCACACACGCCATGAGGATAAGCATTTAGAAGTGTATTGTGACAATCATCCTGATTCTTTAGAGTGTAGAGTGTATGACGACTAATGCTTGAGCAATCCCGATCAAATATAAATTTTTCAGGTAAAGACGGTTTCCATTGGTTCATTGGACAGGTAACTGCTGATAAAGCCTGGCGGGATAAACAGAATCAGAATAGTAATAATGGATTTAGAGCAAAGGTAAGGATTCTTGGTCATCATCCTGGTGATAATAAAAAGCAGGGTGGTATTGATGATAAAGACTTACCTTGGGCTCATTTCTTAGTACCACCTAGTATGGGTGCTGGACATAATTATAGTGGAACTAGTTTTGCAGTGCAAGGTGGTGAGACTGTATTTGGTTTCTTCTTGGATGGTGACGAAGGACAACAACCAGTCATTGTAGGATCCTTTTATGCTAATAGTAATATAACTCCATATAAGACTTGGGAACAGGTCATGGAGGCTGGCAGTTCAGGATTCACTCCATTTACTGCTGATACAAGTATAGAGACTGGAAAACATATAACTCCTACTCATGGTAAGAAACAAAATGATGTAGGTGGATTACCTGATAGTAACACTCAGATTATAGAACAACCTGAAACGGCTGTGGGTGAAGCAGGTCTTA